TCATGCGGGTTTGAGTTAGCAGCCATTGTGTTTCCCTATACCGTAAGGTTGTTGTTCTGGATGTACTCAACAATTAAAACACCGGCACCCGGATCTCCACCACCATCATTACCCGTGTATGTAAGGTGGATATCCAAGGCTCCAGTGTTCCTCCAGATGTCCTCATGATTAACCTGTGTAGTCGCTTCCTGAAGCCCAACAGCTAAGGGAAAGGTGTTCACGAAGTAGTTTGTTGATGACGCCACGGTATCCTTCCTCCCAACATGCAGAGGATTATTCCATGCCGTAGTGATAAGGACAGCCATTCTAGTGATCTGAGAATTGGCCGGGATCACAATTCCGCTCCAAGCGGGATCGTCAGTTTCCGCTTCCGTCACCGCCGCCACTTGAACCATGGTCGCTTGACCTTGGTTCGCCACGTTCTCGGACAGCGTGGTGCCTGTTGTGTTCAGGATGTCTCCAGCTTTAACAGGGCCTGCAAAAGTGGTTGTAGACATTCTTATCTCCTACGCAATTGCTTCTAGGTTGACTGCTTGGCAGTATTCAACAGTGAGGACGGCACGGCCTGCACCAGTGGTAATATCTATGGTGTCGTAGATAACGAACCTGTCCGCAAAAGGTGCTTCTCTGGGAAGGTTCATCCAGTTATTGATGTCACCAGCCGTAAGATTGTCGGTGTCCCCGGGGCCTGCGACCTTCATACCGACAGCACTAAGGTCCCAATCCTTTACCAAATCATCGGTATCGTATTCGCTAGGATCCGTTAAATCCACATCTGGCCCCGGATACGCACCCCACGCACTCCCAATATTAACGATATTCGTACCACTCGCTGCCCAAGCAACACTTACCAAGGCACTAATCCTAGTGACGACGCTCTTTTGGGGAATAATTATTGAGGTCGTGATCTGACCGCCTTGCTCCTCTATCGGATAAGACTGCGCCATCTTCGCAAAGCCCCAGTTGGGGCCTATCTTGGCAACTGTACTCTCGGAAAAGGGAGCATCGTCTACTCCTACTTGAACCGGACCTGAAAAAGTTGATCTACTCATTTCATTTTCCTCAGGTAAGAAGATGCAGTCCGGGGATGTAGTTGATCGTCAGGATCGCACGCCCCGTCTGACTGCCACCCGCGCCTGAATCAGCAATTAAGTCAACGCTATCGCCTGCTTTAACATCGGGAATGTAGGAAACATCTTTCCACCTATTCGCCGTGGCAGACGTGGTAATCCTGTTTCCGAGGTCGTATACCCCAACTGCTCCAAGATTAACGTAGTCGGTAATCCAAGTAAGTGCTGACTCGGGCCTGCAATAGATTGAAAGATCCTTATCATCCGTAGCGTCAAACACCGTCGTGACAATGATCTGGATAGACAAAATCATGCTGCCAGCAGGGAGTACGATATTGTTTACCGATTCTTCGGCAACCGTCTGCTTCACCCCAGCCGACTGCGAGCAAATCACGTAGCCCGTATTGGGTAGTGCGGTTGCGGCGATAGTGCCGGGTACAGTCTCGCGGTCGTAGCTGGGCACAGGAAACCAGCGACTCCCTGACTTAACAGGGCCACTGAACCTAGTGGAGTTGTACGTGTTCTTATGAGGGTTTGAGTTGGCAGCCATTGCATTCCCTAAGTAAGGTTGTTGTTCTGGACGTATTCAACAATGAGGGTGCCAACGCCAGCAGTTCCAGTAGACGTACTAGCGATATGGTACGAAAGATGAATGTCGGAAGAGCCAACATCCTTCCAAGTACCCGGGTCCGATACCCTTGTCCCTTCACACTCGTGCAAGCCAACCGTTAATCCAACAATATTTCCAAGCTGTGGGTCTGACGGCCTGTCATTATCAATATATATATAACCGTAAGTGGAATCGAACGCCGTGGTAACCAATAGGGCCATGCGAGTAATCTGGCTATTGGCGGGGATTACAATATCCGTCCAAACACTATTCGCCGTTGCAACATGACCAAGCTCGATAACCTGCGCCACCTGAACCATCGTGGCGAAGCCTACATTGGCTACGTCATCACTGAGAGTGGTGCCGATTGTGTTCAGGATGTCTCCGGCCTTAATGGGACCGGCGAATGAAGTAGTGCTCATTTAAGCAAGCTCCGGTTGTGACTCACCACTCTTGGCATTGTCAGAAGGAGAAAGAGGGCCAGACACCGAAGCGTCTGGCCCTCATGCGATCACGCTCCGGGCGATCCGAAGATGCCGAGAGGATCACTACATCCGTAAGAGTATCTCTCACGGGCCTTGTAACGCACGTTACCTGTATCGAAATCACCGTCCATTGAGGTGGTGAGTCCGGTACGAGTGAAGTGCTTCATGCCGTTCGGGACATCAGTGATGAGATACCAAGCGTCCGTATCCGTCGTGAAGTGGTTAATACGCCACCCCTCCGGAATTGCACCATTGGTTCGTATCGCATTGACATCGTTATCGGCTGTCCCTGCACGCAGTTGCGATTCGAGGACGCGAGTTGCAACGAACTGATTGTTCGGTGCAATGATCAGCTTACGCGGACGTGCTGCAATGAGCAGACCACGCTGATCTCGGAAAGCAGCGATATCAATCACTGCCTGCTCCAACGAAGTTTCGTTCATATCCGAAGCAACGGCAAGAACATTACTGTTCGTACCCCCATCGATACGAGTATGCGATGCGTTGAGCATCGTAACCCCGTCTCCGGTAAGAAAAGAACCGCCAGTGAACCCGTTGTTCAACGGAAAGGCTGCCTTTACCTGCTTCGTGTATGCCATACCTCTTGCAAGAGCCTTGGTGTACCGAGAAGAAAGCGAATCGTAGAGGTTATCCTCAATAGCTTCTTCCGTAACGGAGAAGCCCATCGCAATCGTCTCATGGTTGTAACGAGCCGTGAAAGCTTCTTGTCCCGTATCATAGGTGATACCGGATCCCTCTGCCTTCACAGGGGCGGACCCAAATCCGGAAAGCTGGACTTCCTCTTCAAAGGCTCGCTCTGAAGATTCCGTCTCGTAGATTTCCTTGCTCTCGTTCTCGTACTGTTGATACTCCAACCCAAAAAGGGCATTCAGCCCGGGAAGGAGTTCCTTCATCATTTGTGCTCGTGAAATAGCCATGATTATTTACCTCCTTACCCGTGTGCAACAACAACACCCGTGCCGAAGGCATGAACGTTCTGCTGGATCTTTACGATCACGTTAGATGTTTCAGTTCCGGAACGGCTTTCATTGGTACCATCCTGAACGATCCCAACGATCCTCATCGCCAAAGCAGCCGTAACTGCTGCCGCAGACGAATCAAGTTGGATTCCGGAAAGCCCACTATTTGTATTACCAGATGCAGCAGCAAAGTTAATAGCCGGAGCATTCTGTCCAACATCCGACTGTGCAGTTGTTGCACCGGCTCCATCGGCTTGAATCACAAAAAGCTGCTGCGGATTGTCATAGACAAAAGCAAAAGCATTTGTGTTGCCAGCGTTACCCAAATACATGTTCCCCCACTGAGGGGAGCCATTCGTATCTACCCAACGAAAACCACCAGCTACTCCAATAGTAATCGTGGTGTCATCGGTTGTGGTCGGAGAGATGCCCGTTGCGCCGCCAAGGCGTCCAACGTAACCATCGTCCTGCCACATCATGAAGTCTCCGCAAAAAATGTTATCAGCGTCGGCATCGACGATAGGAAACTCGCTAAAGCCTCCACTTTGATAACCACCGGAGAGCCCGTTATAGGGCTTTAGACCATAAGCCATCTTGTTTCTCCAAGTTATTCAGGCGACAACCCGAATAGGAGACCTTCCCCTAAGAGCCGTCGCCAAATGAGACGCGAGTCTTCCGCTCCGACTGGAGCATCGGCATCCTCGCATCACTCTCACGCATATAGTTAGAATCCACGGATTCCATTTGGGCTCTGGATTGTTCCCGGTAATACTCTGATCGCGCATTCACCTTTGACTCGATGTTTTTGCAAAGCATCAGACCACCCACCACTGCATTTCCCTCAAATCGACTATCGACATCGGGAATGATATGCAGATTAGGATGCTCTGAGAGTTTTACCGGCTCCCATCCATCACGCAGTTTTTGCGAGATATTGCGGTTATCCGCTTCATCTCGGATTGCAACCCGAACCCACCGGAATACCCAGCCGTCTTGCGGCTCAGGTACAGGCAGGAGGGGTAGTGGAGTCCATGCTTCTTGTCTTTTCAATTCGTCTCGACAGTCGAGACTCCTCGGTGTGCGCGAGTCCTCTTCCAGAAGGATCCCTTCCGGATCCGAATTCGCTCCGCTTTGCGGAGCTTCTTCGATTGCTTCGACTTCTTCGATCTCGTCGATTGAATCAGCCATTGGCTTTCTCCAGTTCTAGGACTTGCCGAGCGTACTGCTCAGGGGTTACTCCAAGCCGTTTCGCGAGGCGTACTTGGGTGGCCGTCAGTTGGACTTTGCGAGGTGCTGCTCCGTTACTTCTTGTAGCTGGAGCAACTACCGTCGATGGCCTTCGGGGGGTCCCTGTTTGACGACTGTCACCCTGCGGTACTTCCGCTGTGACCTCTTCCCCTCCGAATTTTTCAGGAAATCTTTCCCTCATCTTTTCATCAATGCGACGGTAATAAGCGTCGGATGAAGGATTCAGTCCCTCCTGACCTACCAAGGTGTCATGGACACCGTATGCAAATGAGGTCATCTCCCTGTCTGAATTGAACCAGGGATTGTTCCCCGCCCATGCTTGCGCCTTTGGGTCGGCTTTCGCCTTCGGTCTGGGCTTAACCGATGGCGGTTTGATTGCGCTCTCTGGAGCGGTAACAGGGGCATATTCCAGCGCCCTCTTTGCGTCATACGAGGCAGTGTTAAGTGCTGCCTGCGCTTCAACGATTGTTTCAGCATCTCCTTCTTCCAGAGCTTTTTTGTAGCCATGCTTTGCCGACTCGATATCAGCGTCTGCACGCGCCTTAACTTCATCTATTAGAAGTTTTTCTCCGTGATTCAGAAGAGACCGAAGTTCTTGGTTTTCCTTATGAACGTTCTGGGCGTATCGGACGGCTTCATTCTGAAGCCTCTCGTTTTCTTCACGCTTCCTTCGTTCTTCATGGAACTCATACTTGAGCTTGTTAATGCGCTTCTTTACGGAGGCACCAACGTTTTCAAGTTCCTCGTCGTGCGAAGATGAATTGTCCTGGCGAGGAGGTACCCGGTCTCCCTCGGGCCTATCGTCAACTACCTCGATATCCAGATCGGAAGTCTTCTTTGCGATTTCAACAGTCTCGTCCGTGGCCTCAGGCTCGGAACCCAACGGATTTGAAACCAACTCCTCATTTAGCAATACCTCTGCATGAACACGTTCTCCACTCATACGACTTTCACCACACCTCTCGGATCGGACACAACGGCTTCCACCGTGTCATCGTTGATCAAGCGGAACTCTTGCCCCCTCACACTGATCCGCGTTCCACTGTAGGAACGCATCAGGATGTAGTCACCGGGTTCACACCAAGCCCCTGTTGGGAACTTCTTCGCGTCCTTGTATGCAAGATCCCCAACCTTCAAAACCAAACCGACAACACTGCCAATCGTCTCGTAGTTGAGAACCTCAACAGGTTTAACGATTCCTCCCTCTGTCTTCTCGTCTATCTTTGGTAGAGCGATGAGAATCCTCCAGCCTCTAGGGTCCGGAAGTTTTTCCCCAACAGATTTCAGAATCTTCCTGTA